CGATGAAATTGAGCGTGCCAAGACCGTTGACGACATCAAGGCAGTTCTTTTGGCTATGGTGTCAGCATAATGACCCCAATCCCACGCACCACACCAGCCACGCTATTGGCAATCCAGTCTGCAATCGAAAATCAGCAAGAAGATTGGGAGTCCGTTGGCGTGCCAGCTGGTGAAATCGGCGTGGAGTGTGACCGCGCTATTTGGCTTTCCTTCCGGAGCGCGTCTGTGCCGGAAGTTATCGACTGGAGAAAGCGCCGAATTTTTGAGCGAGGCAATTTGGAGGAAGAACGCCTTCTTGATTTGTTGCGTCTCGTTGGTTGCGAAGTTTGGGGCCAGCAAGACCGCGTGCGCGATGTTGGCGGGCATTTGCGTGGCAAGATAGACGGGCGTGTGCTTGGCATTCTGGAATCATCCAAGGAGCACATCGTTGAATGTAAGTCCGCAAAGCAGGAAGTTTTCCGCAAGGTAGTGAAAGACGGCGTGCAGAAAGGCAAGCCTGAACACTACGCCACCATGCAGTTTTACATGCATTCGACCGGCATTGACCGCACCGTCTATCTGATGTCGAACAAGAATGATGAAGACATTCACTTTGAACGTGTGCGCTATGACGCAGAGGCGGCTATCAGAGCGGTTGCGCGCATTGAACGCATAGTTACGGCACCAGAGCCACCAACGCGCCTATGCGGCAAGCGTGACGACTTTCGCGGCATGTTTTGCCGACAGGCAGCCGTGTGTTGGGGCGAGACAATGGCGCGTGTTCATTGCAGGACATGCTTGCACGCGACACCACTGCTGGACGGTAATGCAGGATGGGATTGCGCACGGCATAGCAAGCCTTTGTCACTTGATGAACAAGCGCAGGGATGCCCTAACCACCTATATATTCCGGCGCTTGTTCCGGGTGAACAAATTGATTGCAACGAAGCCGAAGAATGGATAGAGTATCGCATGGCGTCGGGTGAAATATGGCGGGATGGAGGATGCAATGATGATACCTGAAAAACTATACCATGCGACAACACCGAAAAAAGCAGAGCGCTACCGGCAAAGCGGACGTATTATTGCTCCAGTGCGCGGGTTCACTACATTACAGGCCGCAATGGCTTGGTCGATGAAGGTGGGGAGAACCGTCATCTATGAAATTCCAACTGAAGATGGACGCACATACAAGCTCCCAGATCACCACAATGAGTTCGGTGATGCTTGGTGGATTGACGCAGACCGCCTAGACTTCAAACGGGCTTTCTCAGCTTGACCAACATTTAACGGCGCACCAACGCCGAACCACCGAGAGGAACAACAATGCCAACCACCACCCAATCAACCACTACACCACCCAACACCCGCCCGCCATCCTTCGACGCTAAAATCATGGCCTACCGGCCAGGACTAATCAACCTTGCCTACAAGTTCGGCTACCGTGGCGATGAACGCGACGATTTGGTGACAGACACAATCATCTACTGCTTAGAGCACTGGCAATCCTACCGCGAAGATGGCGGGCTGTGGATGTGGCTATTTTGGAAGATGCGCGGCATCGTGTCTGCGCAAAAGCGTGTCGGCCGTATCAAGATCTTTGACCTTGAGGATTATACGCAGATAGCTCGGACTCCGCCAAATCAAGAAGATTATGCCGACCTGTCCACAGTGCTTGCTCAGCTGTCTGGTCGTAGCGGCGATGTGCTGTTGCGCCGGTCTATCGGCTGCCAATTGGAAGAAATCGGCAAGGACATCGGTGTTTCGCGTGAGCGGGTTCGGCAGATCGAAGAAGCTGCTAGGGCGAAGTTGATGGGGAGGGTTGGGTGATGGCAAAGAAGATGACGTGGAGTGAAGAGATGGTAGGCCGCAAACTACCACCTGAAGCTAAATATATTGACACGATCATGGCAGGTTTCGTGCGAGACGACGGCACATTCTGCGGGCGCATGGAGCCTGGTGACAGATGGTTGCGCGCTCCATGGAAAAAGTGCGTTCGTGCTGGATGGGTAAAATCTAGCGGAATTGGCTTTGGAAAGAATGCCGTCATTTACTTTTTGACAGTGCGCGGTGAAGTCGAAGCGTTGGCGGCGAAAGAACGGGTGGTAGCAACGCGAAAGGCGCGGGATCAATGGTCTGCTGATTGGACGGCGGCGTGGGGCGCGCGAAAAGGATTACAAAAAAATGCTTGAACTAAGACACTACCAACGCGCCAGCCTCGACGCGCTGTATGAATAGTGGAAAAACGGTGGCGGAAACGGTCTAATCGTGCTGCCCACTGGCGCTGGCAAGGCCCTCGTTATAGCCAAGCTCATTGAAGAGCTGTTGCGCGACTACCCAACGATGCGGATTCTGAACGTAACACATAGCGCAAGCCTTGTGGAGCAAAACTTCAAAGAATTCATCGGCCTATCACCATTTGCGCCCGCTGGAATCTATTCAGCGGGCCTTAATCGTCGTGATACCCGCAGCCAGGTTTTGTTCTGCGGTATTCAATCTGTCTGGAATAAGGTTGAGCAGCTTGGCGAAATTGATTTAATCATCGTGGATGAAGCGCACGCAATTAGCCGCAACGCCAACACGCAATATGGAAAGTTTTTCCGCGATGTGCGCCGCTTAAATCCAGATAGCAGAACATGCGGAACGACTGCCACGGATTACCGTATGGATTCCGGCAGGCTGACGGATGACATTGAAACGGCGGCGAACGATAATGGCAACAGTGAAGACGAACCAACGCGCTTCAAATTGTTCGATGACGTTGTGTATGAGATTGGCCTTGGCGAGCTCATTGACGAAGGTTTTTTGACTCGCCTCACCAGCACAAAAACAACAAGCAAGATTGACTTGAAAGGGCTGCATACGCGCGGCGGTGAATACGTTCCCGGCGAAGTGTCGGCTGCGGCTGAAGAAATCATTGAAGCGGCCATTGCTGAAGACATGGTGATTTCAGAGGGGCGGCGGGCTGGCCTTTTCTTCTCCACCAGCAAAGAGAATGCCAACCACATTGCAGAGGCGATTCGGCGTCATGGTAGACCATGCGCCGTCCTCACAAGTGATAATGCACACCAGACGAAAGAGATTTTCGAAGGGTTCCGTACTGGAAAGTATTGGGCTATTTCGTCTGTGTCCATGATCACAACCGGCACGAATTTTCCGTTCGTTGATTTCATCAGCTTGATATTGTCCACAAAATCAGCCGGTAAACTGGTGCAGATTTTGGGCCGTGGCACGCGCAATTGCCCCGGCAAGGAAGATTGCCTTATAGCTGACCACGGGCGGAACTTGGCCTACCACGGCCCAATCGACCAGATCCGACCGAAGCCACCAGGCAGCGGTGATGGTGAGCAGCCGAAGAAGACTTGCCCCATGGATGCGCAGGATGAGGAAGGCAATACTGGCTGCGGTGAGCTCATCCCAATCTCGCGTATGACGTGCCATTGTTGCGGCTATATCTTCCCGCCATCCGATGAGGTGAAGATTACAGCACAAGCCGCTGATGCACCAGTTCTTAGCACGCAACCACCAGAACCCCGCCCCGTCACCACCCGCACATTTCGAATCCACCCCGGCAAGGCTGACAAGCCAGACAGCGTGAAAGTTGTATACATGTCTGGTCTAACGCAGTTCCCCGAATGGCTCTGCCCGGCGCATTCTGGGTTCCCGAAAACGAAGGCTGACAAGTTCTGGCGTCAACATGGCGGCAAGACTCCGTACCCAAAGACGCCGCTGGAGTGGTTGGAAAGGCAGTCGGAGTTACTTCCCACCGCGGAGATCCAAGTCAAGCCTGATGGCAAATATTGGACGATAGTTGACCATGTGGTCGGCGCGGTGAACGATAATGTTGCGGCAGCGAACGACAACAGCGAAATGGAAACAGCAATGGACGATTGCATTCCATTTTAACAATTTGGTATTTTAGCCTATTGACTTTTACCAATGTAACCGGCATTATGCATGTATCGGCAACCAACCGATACCACCAAAGAGGAGAGAACCATGGAAATCATTGATGAGAAAACTGTGCTTACCGGAACGCCTGCAGAAGACGGCTGGATTGAATGGTGCGGCGGCGAATGCCCTGTTGCTGACGGTGTGATGGTAGATGTGCGATTCCGGTGCGGCGAAGAAGAATTTTATTGCAGTGGTGTGGAGTGGGATTGGACGCACAACCACCCAACACACGACATAATCGCCTACCGCGTGTTGCCAGCATGAGCATCAAGACAAAAGAGGATTGGATCGTAGAAGCGCGCTATGTCGTGCCTTTGTTGCCTGATTACATGGCGAACATCAGCGGCCAAGTTGACCCTGAGATGGTCGAAGAGGAGCTAAGCAAGCTCATAGCTGCGGAAGACTGGGAAATGCTGCGTAAGCGATTCCATGAGATTTGGGCTTGGCTGCCAGATCGCCGGGACATTCACCGCCACCCATTTGGAAACTTATGTGATCTTTGCTCAGAAGATTGGGTGTTTAATGAGGAGATTTCAGCATGACGCAAACAGACGCAAGTTTTAACCCCTTCAATGTGACCGGCGCAGAAACCCTCGCAGAGTTCCCAAAAGACCACAACCTGCCACCAGAACCCTCACACATCGCAATCTTCCAGCAGATCGATGACCTGTACGAAGAAGCTAAGAACCTTGCGGACGGCGAGCCTATTGATAGCGATGCGCTGGCCGATATGATCACGACGATTCATGACAACATCCACGCGCTCGGCAAAAGGGCGGATGAGCTGCGCATTGCCGAGAAAAAGCCGCTTGATGATAAAATCGCGGCTATCCAGTCTTTATACAACCCGTACATCCAAGCCAAGAAAGGGAGAGTCGATCTTGCCAAAGGCGCGCTTGGTACATTGCTTGCCTCGTGGCGCTCCAAGGTAGCTGCTGAAAAAAAGGCAGAAGCCGACCGCATTGCAGCCGAGGCTGAAAAGGTACGCGCAGCAGCGAATGCCGCTATGCGATCCTCCTCTGGCAACCTCGCAGAACGGGAAGCAGCTGAAACTTTGCTTGCCGACGCCAAGAAGCTGGAGAAGACAGCCGCACGCACTTTCAAAGCCGCGACCACCGGCACTGGTTTGCGCACGGTTTGGGTGGCCGAGTTGGTGGACGAGGAAGCCGCCATGGATTGGTGCTGGGGCCGCGCGAAGGCTGAACTGGTGGCGATCGCGCAACGCAATGCAGATGAGGCCGTACGCGGCGGCGTTCGGCAGGTGCCGGGGTTCGTGGTGCGGGAAGAGAAGACGGCTAGTGTCGGGAGGGTGTGATGGACGCTGATGAAAAAATTTCCAGAATAATGGCGATTCGCGAAAAGCTTGGGTGCTCGGTGCAAGAGGCAAAACGCATCATTAATCGCGAAGAATTGCTTGATGCCATCGGTGCGGCGTCGTCTATTGACGACATCAAGTGGATACTGCTCCGCATCGTCTAGCATCGCCACCACCACCACACACCGCCACGCAGCGCCTCACCAGCGCTGCTACCACCAATTAGAGGAAATAAAAATATGCACAACCTACCGGCAGGAAGATTCGGCGCGATCTTGGCGGATCCGCCGTGGTCATTCAGAACCTATGCCAATGAAAACGTCGCGCCCGCGCGCGGCGCGCAGCCTTATGCCGTGATGTCGCTTGCTGACATCGCAGCGCTACCCGTTTCCGACGTTGCCGCAAAGGACTGCCTCCTGTTCATGTGGACGGTCAGCCACCTCCAGCGCGAAGCTTTCGATGTCGCAGCCGCGTGGGGATTTCAGCCGGTATCTATCGCATTCGTGTGGGACAAGGGCCGCATGGGCATGGGATATTGGACGCGCCAAGAGGTAGAGATTTGCCACCTATTCAAGCGTGGCAAGCCATCACGCAAGAGTAAGGGAGTTCGGTCTGTGATCCGCGCGCCCCGGCGTGAGCATTCCCGCAAACCTGATGAGCAGTATGCACGCATCGAGTCCTTGGTTGCCGGTCCATACCTGGAGATGTTTGCGCGTCAGGCGTGGCCGGGCTGGTCGGCGTGGGGCAATCAGGCTGATCGTGGCTGGCCGGTGGAGGGTGAAGCATGACCAACCTACCCGCACGCCGAAGAACCGTTTCAGATCTGATCGAAGAATATGACGAGAAGGTTGCAGCCGTGCCCGCAAAAATTGCGGCAGTAACCAATGCTTGGCGTGATCTTGAAATGGCCGCAAGCATTGGCGGAAAGTTTGGCGGGCCAATCACACGCTATGCGCCATCCATCTCCGAAAAAGATGTTCTCCATAGCCTTCTAAAATCAGGATGGCGGGCTATCTATGAGCGGTGCCAGATTGATATGATTGCCAGCGCTGAAGATAAGCGCTTGTTTGAGCGGACATTCGAAAAGCCGGCTGAACTCAACTTCGAGAATGCAAAGGCCACGTTTGGCGATTACCTAATACGGCCACGCTGGCACATCCTGCGTGGTCTTGCCGAAGTTTTTAGCAAGCTTGACCATGCATACAAGTCACATAGCAAGGTAAAGATTGGCGTGAAAGCGCTGCCAAAGCGCGTAATCCTGTCCAATGTTGGCGGGTACGGCTCATACGGCTACGACAAATTGCGCGATATTCTGAACGCAATCGCCGCTTACCAAGGCAAGCCTCTTGTAGGAAATTCCGAGCTTCACTGTGTGGACCGACTTAGCCGATATGATGGACACACTGCTGGAGAGGTAAAATTTGATGGATCACACCATATCACTAAGGGAGAAGATGGCGAAGAAATCAAGGCTCCTGATCGTGGCGTCACCGTCCGCAAGTTCCAGAATGGCAATGCGCACGTCATTTTTTCGATGGATACTCTTCTTGACGTAAACCGGGCCATTGCAGAATTTTATGGCGACATGTTGCCAGACGCAGAAGAGGATGACGCGAAGCCGCAAGCAGGCACTGCCGTGTCAAAAGACCTGCAATTCTACTGGACGCCAGCCAAAGCGGTTAAAGATCTGCTGGATAGAGCGGGCATCTATGCGCCAATCTATTCCAACACAGAACGTGAATTCCGCGTCCTTGAGCCATCTTGCGGCGATGGGCGCATAATGGACGAACTGAAGGCACGCGGATGCAATTCATTTGGCATTGAGTATCACGCTGGACGCGCCGCTGAAGCCAGAGCCAAAGGGCATAGCGTCCTTACGGCAAACTTCCTAGAGCAGCCTGGGCGTGAAGAGTTCGATTTCGTTGTCATGAACCCACCGTTCTATGGTCGGCACTACGTCAAGCACGTCAAGCACGCGATGACGTTCCTAAAGCCTGCTGGCATCTTGGCGGCAATCCTTCCCGCAACAGCGCACTACGACCACAAAGAGTTAACCGGCGAATGGACAGACCTTCCTGTTGGAAGTTTTTCCGAGAGTGGAACCAATGTTCCAACAGGCATTCTAAAAATCAGGAAGGGCAAGCCATGACCAAACTAAACCTCCCCGGTCGCCAGGTGTTGCCTATAACACCCACTCAAGACGACACAGGCGCGCCAACATGCTGCACGGCGTGCGGGCGTATCGCAATTGGAATCGGTGTTGGCTTCAAAAACAGAAAAGACGACGATCCACGATTTCTCTGCAAAGGTTGCCTTGTGGCTGTTGATGACCTTTCCAAATTCGACCGTCTATCTCAATTCGAGCTGCGGGCCTTAGACGCTGGCGTTGACGCAGTTGGTGAATATATCGCAACGCATGGGATTACGGATTTGCAATATTTCGATGATCTAATGCAGCGCATGATGGTGAAGGCGGCGTGGGAGGGGTGCATTAAGGGTGTGAGGGCTGCGTTGAAGGAACCGCCGTTTTGATGTGCCAAAATAACCAACCGCCACACAAGGAGGACGCAGCTTGACACTAAAAATAACAGACACGCCGCAAGCCCATTGGCAAGACGCGGTTTCATGCGCAGCAATGTACGAGCGCGATTATCCAGAACGGATGGGTATCCTTCATGGCTGCTTTTACACAGCGCTGGGGAAATACTCGTTTTATGTATACAGGACGAAGACGCAATTAGTGGTGCGGGGTGGTGGGGAATGATGCACGATAATGATAACAAACCACGAAACATTGCCGCCATTTACGTCGAAACCAACGGCGCATATTTCAACCAAGCAGGCATCGACCCATGGGATGAAGCGCGTGATGCACGCCTTTACCGCGGGCCATATCCTGTAATCGCGCATCCGCCTTGCCAGAGATGGGGCAAGCTATGGGCAGGCCAGCCTTTGTTTATTAAGCAGACCGGCGTTCGCAAGGTAAAGGGAGACGACGGCGGCTGTTTCGCTGCTGCGCTTGCTGCTGTCCGTAGATGGGGTGGAGTGCTTGAACACCCATGGCAAAGCCACCCATGGCAAAGCCACGCATGGCCGCACTATGGGTTGAATATGCCTAGCCGCAAAGGTGGTTGGATTACTGCTGATTTCCACGGCGGATGGACATGCTGCGTCGAGCAAGGGAAATACGGACATTATGCGAGAAAGCCAACGCTGCTTTACGCTTTTGGTGTCACCCTTCCTGAGCTTGAATGGGGGCATAGTGAGATGCAGCTAGACCCTGCTGTTGTTGAGCGTATGGGCCTGAAGCGCGCAAAGCGTCTTGGTGAGGTTGGTGCGCGTGGTGGCGGAAAGAACAGCACACCGCGCATCCACACGCCAGCGCCTTTTCATGATTTGCTTATATCTATGGCTCGCTCTGTATCACCACCAGCCAACGACAACAAACAAGCGGAGACTGATGTAGCATGACACCAAAAGAGCTAGCGCTAAGTTACATTGCCGCAAATGTGCCAGTTTTCCCATGCCGCGCAGCAGATGAGCCAACTGACACATACGACGAATACGGCGCTGAGATCATCCTGAAGGCAAAAACGCCACTTATTAGTAATGGCTTCAAAGGCGCATCTAAGAATTTGCGCGTGACCGGCATCCTGTGGGACCGCAACCCTACAGCAATGGTTGGTATCCCTACCGGCGAACAGCTTGGCGCGTGGGTTCTTGACGTTGACATGCACAAGGATGATGAAGGCAACGTTGTGAACGGCTATGAGACGTTAGAGACGTTAGAGGATATTCATGGGCCATTGCCGCGCACTGCTGTTGCCCGTACAGCTGGTGGCGGTGAGCACCATTATTTCCAATACCACCCCGGCGTCCGCAACCGTGGCAAGCTTGGTCTTGGCCTTGATATTCGAGGTGCGGGTGGATACATCATCGCCCCAGGCAGCGTCACCGCTGATGGGCGCGAATATGTGTGGGTTGATTATGATGGCGAAGGCTTGCCACCATTGTCAGAGGCCCCGCAATGGCTGTTAGAGATGGTTTTGCCGCCGCCATCTCGCGAATTGCCGTCATCTGATTACAGGTATGAAGGCGGAACAAATGATGCGTATATTGAGCGGGCAATCCAGCTTGAACTAGACGAAACCGCATCCGTCCCTATGGGGGCCGGAAGAAACAACCGCTTAAATCAGGCGGCTTTTTCGCTTGGAACGTTAGTTGGTGCTGGAGCAGTATCAGAATCGGAAGCGCGCGCATTGCTGCAAGATGTTGCCCGCGGATGGGGACGCGATTGGGCAAAGTGCTGCAAGACAATTGAGAATGGTCTTTCCAACGGCATCAAGCAACCCCGCCAAATTCCAGAGCGTTCGTATAGCGATGATACGCCTTCAGTTGACACGTCGCGCATGGTAGAGCGCGCGGCTGAGAAGCGTGCGGCTGCCGCGTTGAGCCAAGATATGGAGCCTGATACCGAATTATACAGCGCCCCCGCCCCAGAACACGACGAAGACATTCCAGAGTACAAACTTGATGCGGTGGCTGATCTTGAAAGCCTGACTTATCCAGGTGGGCTAGTTGAGGATCTTATTGACTGGATCGTGTCGAGTGCTGAACAGCCTTCGCGGGCGTTGGCTTTGGCGGCTGTACTGCCCCTCGTGGCCAGCCTTTGCGGGTCCCGATATTCAACCACGAATAGAGACACGCGGCCCAACATCTACACCGTTGCGCTCGCCGATTCCGGCTTTGGCAAAGAGCACGCACGTAGCCAGATCAAGCGCTTGTTTATGTCTGATCAAGGCGTTTTTGAAAAATATAGCGGGCCAGCGCGCATCATGTCAGCATCGGCCCTAAGAGAAGTTCTTGAACGAAATCAATCCGTCCTTTGTCAGATTGACGAGTTCGGTGGGTTCGTGCGCGAGATAACAGACCGCAAGGCAGGTTCTCACCAGCGGGCAATATCGACAGACTTGCGCGATTACTATTCAGCATCAACAACGTTCTTTGAAGGAGCTGCATATCGCGGCACTCCACCAAAGCGCATCTACAATCCTAACCTATGCGTGCATGGCACATCAACACCTGAGCAGTTCTGGACTGCGCTATCGTCTAGTAGCGCGGAGGATGGCCTATTGCCACGCCTTATCCTTTTTCACGTCACTGGGGCGAAGCCAGCCACGGTAAAGCCAGCGCGTGATGTGCGTTGGCTTCCGCATACCTTGCTTGAAAGGATGGCGGAGGTAGCCGGGATAAACGTGGCAGAACGGCGCGGCAACCTGTCTGGCGTAGTTGTGCAAACAACGTCGCGCGAGGTGAAGCCAAAGGTTATTCCGTGGACAGCTGATGCCGAAAGCATCTTGCGTTCTGTCAAGGAAACGATTGAGGCGAAAGAGGCGCTTGTTGCCGCTGAATCGCAACCGTTCGTCAGGCGCATCATCGAAAATGCCATCAAGCTTGCAATCATTGCCGCCGTTGGCACGAACCCTGTTGAGCCCGTCATCACAGAGGCAATTTTTGAATGGGCTGTTTGCGTTGTATGGACGTGCGCTGCGTCCATGCTTGCCGAAGTTGGGGAAAGGCTTGCCGATAATCAGCGCGAGGCGAACTATAAGAAAATTTCCGCCATGATCAAAAAGGCGGGCTCAAAGGGAATAACGGAAGGCAAGGTTGCCGACCGATGCAAAGCTATTGATGGGTGGCAGCGTGACGAGATTTTGAAAGATCTGCAAAAGACTGGGCAAGTTGAATATGCAGCCAATGATAACAAGACTGGGCGTCCAGTGAGGAGGCTTATGTGGGTTGGGTGAAGAGGGGCTGTGGCCCCTTTTTTTCTTTTCCACCCGGCACACTGAGTTTCGTCCATAAATGCCAAAAGACGAAATAGTTTCGTCCATGGACGAAACTCAGTTTCGTCCATTTCGTCCGAGTTTCGTCCTAACCTAAAATTGACGAAACTAATTCCAGAAAATCCAATGAAATCAATAGTATAATATACATATATATAGTTTCATCATTAAATCCTTAACATTATATAAGTAGTCTATTTCTACCTATTTTCTCTATCTGTATAGAATATAGGGTCTGAAACGGACGAAACCCAAAAACAGGCAATTCCGCCTCACCAGCGAACCCAACCACCAACCCAACGAACGGAGACCACCATGGCAAAATCAACAACAAAAGCCACGACGCAAACGACCCGGATCAACGGCGCACGGGTCATCATCAAAACCAACGCAAGCGGCAAGGTCACGACCGCCAAGGCCCTGCCGCTGGAATGGCAGTTGCAAGCAGCGCAGGTTCTGGCTCTGCGCAAAATGCCGGAGTACGGCGTGCAGTTCCTGCTGGCCGGCGACATGAACGCGGCAAAGCGCGGTGCTACCGGCGTAGCGCAAGCCATTGCATCCGGCATGACGCCCGGTGAACCTGATTTGCGAATTTACGGTATTGGCGGTCGGCTGCTGCTGATCGAAAACAAAGTTGGAAAATCCCCGCTGACGAAAATCCAGAAGCAGCGCCATCCCTTGCTAGCCAAGATTGGGCATCCCGTCACGGTTATTCGCGCTGTGGCCGAAGAAGACGCCGCTGCGCAAGCTGTAGCGCTGGTGCTGGGATGGTTAGCCGATGGATGTGGCGTAGAATTGACGACGTTGGCGCGTAGCTCATGTTAGCTGTGCGTCACGGTAGATTGCCTATCTCACGTAAAAACGCGCGTCAGTGGGCTTTTGTGGTGGTTTTGGTGGAAACTGCAACATCCATCGCCTGCCACTGGAAAAATAAGCGTCCAAAACCTATATATTCGTTACCACATGCGGCTACCAAGAGCAACCACCAAGAGGAGGAAGTTAGCATGGCCAAACTTACCTACAAAAACATCTTCGAATCGATTGTAAAAAGCAAAAAGAAAGCCGCAAGAATGCAGGCTGCGTCTGATGCAATGATTGATTTGCGAACCGTACTTGAAACTTGTGGTATGCCGGAAAAAAAAATCAGAGAAATCGTAGACGCCACCTACACGGCTACCATGTCGCGGTACATCGCCCGTGCCGAGGCCAGCGTATGACTAGACACGGATCTTTAGCTGAACAACTTGCAGCTTTTCGCCAATATGCAACCATGCCAGACCATGAGCTGGAGCCAATCCAAACAAATTGGTCAACTGTTCCAGAAAATGACAACAATCCAGAGGATGTTGTTGAAATGCAAGTCGAACGACGTTGGCGCATGAAGCCATCAACAGAAGAAATCATGCGCCAGGTAAAGACCGGCGATGTTGAGCGCGGCGATCCATCAGAAATGGAAATCACGAAAAACGACCAAAGCAAGGTCGTCGTCGTTCCAGGCCCCATCATCCGCATCGGTCGTTTGCGTTTTAGCGACGGTGCGCAAACTGAACAAGCGATGAAGGTGACTATTGATGGCAAGGTAGTTACGTTTCAAGCAAGAATGCCAACTGGCGCACTACTCGGCACAAAGGATGCTGCGGAAAGCCAGCTTGGCGCTGAAGAGGACGGCCAGCACGTCGCCGCAAGTAATGCTTACTTTGTTGAAATGTTCGGCACGTTACCGCATCGGTACAAGGCAGGAAGCAAGCGACGAAAAGGCAAGAATTACAGCCATGAGGAGTCGAAAGCTCTTTTAGTTTCAGCCCTAGCCAACACGGACATGACTAAGGTTACGAGGACATATTATCCGTCTGGCTTGCCTTGCGGCTCTGCAAAAGTGTCTGAAAACTTCCTTGGTATGCAGAAAAGCACCAAAGGAGAAAGCGGCTCTTTAATGTGGCAGGACATAGTTTCGGCTCGCGCTGATCAAGGCGCGTGGCTATGGGCTGTAGCATCGTTAGCAGAAAAGGACAGAAGCGTTTTAGACGTGGCAGCAAAGGCTGGAACTTATGAAGAGGTAGGGGTTGCCGCAGGGCAAAGTAGAAAATATGCCAAGTTTAACGGCGGCGGACGAAGAGCGCTTATCGCCGCAAACGACAATCTGATGGCAGCGATAAAAAAATATTCAGCATAATGTTTAAATTCCGCAATCTCGCAGGGTGTAATAGTGAAGGGATGCCAGCGTAGCTGACCACCCCAAACCTATTCCGTGCGCAATGCTGCGGCAGCGACGGAGCCTCGGCCAGCGATGAGCCGGGGCTAACTATCAGGCAGGGATAACAACGGCAGCGCGCTTTATTCGTGACGGTTGCCCTGCCTATTCTCCACAAGAGGAGGAAATTCATGCTCGGAATGACACTCACACATAAATCAGGCGTTCACGGCGTTGTTGACGGTGAATCAGTGCAGCCAGATGGTTCAGCACTGGTACGCATCAATGACCAGTGGTTCGCTATTGCGGATTTCTAGGGACAAAGAATACGAAGATGCCGCGACCCAGTGATGGTGATCGTCTTGGCTGCACCCATGGATTTGGAGGCTCTGCAGTAGAAAAACACCGGGACGCGTTCAAATCCGCTATCCCCATCTTCGTTTCTTAATTCGTGGTGTGTCGGCGTGCGCTAGTCGCCCGCTGCTTACCCCATTACGCAGCGCGCCTCCTCTCGCGCAGCGTAACCTGCGGCAGGTTGTAGCGTTAATAGCGCTCCCTGCCGCGTTTGCTTTTTATGGATGGTTGGCGCAGCGGTAAGCGGGTGATCCTTGCAAGATTGCTGCCGGCCGGTTCAATTCCGACACACTCCACCAATCACCTACTCACCACAGCACACAGACCAATCATGGTGACGTATGGCTAAGCCAGATAGTCGCAGCCTAGAGGCTGCCGAGTACAGACGCCATTACAAGAGTGCCAGATGGCGCGCATTGCGCCTTTACCAACTATCCACCCATCCACTGTGTCAATGGTGTCTTGAGTCTGAGGTTGTTACCGAAGCAACAGAGGTACATCACTCAACACCGCATCGCGGCGACATGAATATCTTTTGGTGTGGGCCATTCGTCTCGACATGCAAGCCGTGCCACTCAAGTAGAGGCCAGCTTGAAGACAACGGCAAGACGGTCATTCGATATGGCGCTGATGGTTGGCCCCTGTGATGATGTAACAATGACAGGAACATCGTTAGTCTTTGCGTTGCGTGAGGCAATAGATGAACTAAGGTCAATCGAAAATCATAGGATAGGTGAAGTAACATTTTGTCTTATTGAAAGACTTTAGCTTGAGTGCACTAAATCCAACCTTAAAATTACACCTGTTATTAGAAATTATAATTCTTAAGTCGGTTTTATTTTTCTTATGACGAAAAATCAGTCGATCTATGGCGCACCTTCTTCAAAAAAAATTCGAGTATGGGAATCCGTGTTCCAAAATTTTTCGAGTATGGGGAGGGGCGGGGTCGATTCTTTAGGGCTTTTCCCCTTGCGGACCGGCGTGGGATCTT